GATGAAAACTTTTCTGCAACAGTAACACCAAGACCAGCCATTGCGATGTATGCCATCGTTTCGTAAATGAACTGGTCTATGTGTTTACCGAAGAACATGTTGGCGAAGAATGCAATGGAGCAGAACACAAACGCAAGTAATGTTACAACTCTTTTGCTGCTGACAGATCCATTATGTCCGTCAGCAATCATTCCTCGAAACCAATTAGTCATTTCTTGTATTTCTTGCTACTGGATCTCCAGGTTCCAATGTTGGTGCTGGTGCACTACCAATCATACTCATCGGACGTGGAGGCATTCCTGGAGTTGAAGGCATGCCCATTGGACTTGCTGGAGGTGTTGGTGGTGCAGCTGGTTTTGGAGCACCAGAAGTTGCTGCAGCAAGTGCTTGCTTCTGCATGTCTTTATCACCACCAGCCAACATGATACCAGACAATGTGCCTGTTAAAAATGTTGCGATAGGAACAATCAACTCAAAGAACTTTTGGTCAATTGGAGAGATAGCGTTAAGTGGTTGTGTGACAAAGATTAAAGAATAAAGAACTACGAACACAATACCAGTTAGTGTCAATGACAAACAGATACCAATGAAGAACTTCAGACGAGCCATCAACTGCTCTTCTGTATAAACTACGATTTCTTTATTTTCCACAATTCACTCCTTTAGATACTGTAGGAACAGAAGTAGATTCTGTTGGTGGTCCAAGTCTTGGATCACGCTGTCCCTTAAAAATATGCTCAGGACATGTTCTTGTCACATCACATAATGGTTTTTGACAAAACGATTTATCCCAGTTTTCTGGGTCTTGGCAAGGATATCTAAATCGATCCCCACCAAAAATCGCTAACGAGAGTGGCAATAATATTAAAAAACCAAGCCACTTAAATAATCTTCTATCACTCAACATTGCACCTCTTCCTTATATTGCTACTATTTTTATTTATTCGCTAGAGGATTGTCTAACGCACGTTGGATCTTCTTATCTAGGTTTGCATTAGTTTCTTTAATTGCAACTTCAGTTTCTTTTCTGAGAACTTTAATCTCACCTTCAGTTTCACGCATAGACTGTTTCGCCTGACGCTCGACAGTATCTACTACTGTTTCTAGGCGACGAATATCACTCTTTAGATCGTTTTTGATTTGGTTTGTGTATTCCTGAGCAGACTCAGCCTTCTGTGTGATTACCTCAAGACGCTTGTCAAATTCAGATAGGTCTGGCGCAACATATTCAGCAATACGTTTCTTCATGCTCTGATAGTCTTTATAGACTTCAAATGCACCATATAGACCACCGAGTATTGATGAAACTAGAGTAGCTGCAACCATTAGTTTGGCTGGAGTGAACTCATATCCACCGATGCTGATAACTGTATCTTTACTGGCATACTTCTTAACAGCTGCTTCTGCTTCGTCAATCTTTTTATTGACGTCTTTTATTTCTTCTGTCATTTTTCTCTTCCTTTGACTGTTCGAGACCCAAAGGATCCCATATTTTCTTTTCTACTTGTTTTGGCTCATAATGAAAATACAGTATATAATACACAAGCGCAAAACACTCTAGTATTACAAACACAAAAAATGATTCCATTAGCAATGACATAGGTTTTCTCTATTTGTATTGAAGGGAAACTAATTCTTCGTGAAGTCTATCTGAGGCACCAGACAATCCTCTCATCATTCTAGCATTGTCTACATTTTTCTGGTTTTTATAAACTGTAAATGGTTTATATCCTGGAACATCTGGCATTACAATACTATATGTTTGAAACCCTGGAGTGTATCCCATTGCTGCAATAAGAACATTTTGAACTGCCACTTGTGCTTCCATGCTAGCTGCCTCTCCAACCTTGCCAGCAAGCTGCTTACCTTCTTCTACTGCTTTGGCTTTTACTGCTGCTTCTCGTTTTTCTTGTAATTCTTGTCTAGCAGTTTTTGTTCCTTCTTTTTTATCTCCACTAGTCTGCGCAGATTGCGTATTAGACGAGCCACTGTTATTCTCTTTAGTGCTTCCCGAAGCATCATTTTTATTTTCCTGTTTTTGTTCTTGTTTTTGTTCAGCAACAACTGCGCCTACTGTTTGTGAAGGTGAAGATTGTGTTGGTGCTGGTGCTAATTGAACAGTTGCAGTTGTAGATGTAGCAGAAGTTGTAGTATTGCTGATTACACTATCAACAGTTGAGTCACCTGTCTTCGACACTTCTGTTTTGACTGTTCCATCTGAACTGACTGTTGGTATAGCTACAGTCGTTGTAGTAGTCTCAACAGTCGTAGTCGTTGTTGTTGACCCAATATTCAGGATATTTTTCTTAGCATATGCTTCTGCATAGTTCGGGCACTGATTGCTGTATAATCCATCTAATGAACATTGTTGATCAAAGTATGCTTGCTCATATCCTACACATGTAGTTGAGTAAAGAGGATTAACAGAACATTGATAGTTGAGATATGCAGCAGCGTATCCTGGGCATGATGGAGAGTACAATGAATTTAAAGAACATTGCTGAGTATGGTATGCAGCAGCGTATCCTGAACAATTTGTGCTATACAGTGCATTAAAACTACACTGTAAATCTAAGTATGCTTGTTGGTATCCAGGACAGCTTGGATTGACTAAAGGGTCTGATGAACATACATCTGGAGTAAAATTAAATCTCATATATGGTGTAACACTTGCGATACCACCAGACCATACATTGATGTTAGCATTGCCAAGAGTAGAAATATCTGGGCTAGTATTTCCTAACAATACTTCTCTGCGAAAACTACCACTGATATTTTCACCACTAGTAGAGTTTATATCATAAGCAATCTGATTTCCAGAATTGTTGGTGACATTCATGCTACCACCGACATAGCTGTCACTCCATCCTAAGCAAATGCCAAAAAGACTCCAACCAGAGCACCAACGTCCGCCTATAGAGTAATCGTAACCCCATGTAGCACTATGAACACGAACACCTGAGTTACCAAAACCTAATGCTTGATTAATAGCAAATGATGTTCCGTATATTGATGTTAAATCACTAGTAGACCAAACATCAGAATATCCTGGACATGATGGAGAATAACGTGGATTTGTAATACAAGGATCAACAGAATAGTTTACTTTATAGTATGGATCTTTAACCTGTGGACCATAGTAACCAGCCCAGAAACGAGAATCTTTTCCAGTAAAATAAAGTCCTCCATAACCAACATCAGCTAAATCTTGAATAGTGTTATAAGTTACAGTTCGATTAATAGTCTGCCAAACTGGACTTTGCGACCAACTAATTGCTTCTTGCAAATTAACATTTCCAGCAGCATCAGTCATGTATGCGTGTGATACTAAAGTTCCATATGAATCCCCACCATTTAAAAACTGAAATCCATATGAGAATCCACTAATTTGCACACCAGCACCAACACTAGAAAGTGCTTGATTGATTGCCCATGTTTGACCTATTTGATTTTGAACATATCCAAAATAATAGGTATTTGTAGATGAATTATAACCAGTTTGGTAGCCACCAACAAATCCACCTGGAGCAGTGGCAGGAACAGTTGGGGATAATGGAGATGTGATGAGGTTAGTAGTGGTGTCAGCGTATGTAACACCACTTGCTAGAAGCAATGCTAGCAGAAACCTCTTCATTTACTGACATCCAACACGTGCCTTGACTACAGGATCAGAACCAGAATAAGCAGGACAGATGGGATTTGCCACCACAGCTGATTGAGGTTTGATGGGAAAGGTATTTGCAGCTGACTTATCAGACTGCGCCTCCTTTTTCTCTACCTTTGGCTCTTCTTTTGGTGTCTCACGAATTGGTTCTTCTTTTTTCTTTTCTGCAGTTTGCTTTACAATATCTTTCTCATCTACACGACCACGAGAAATCCATATTTCTTTGGCTTGCTCGCCGATTTTACCCATAACTGGGCAAGGTGTTCCAGCGTCTAGCATTGCTTGAAATACACGATCGTCTTGGCATAGAGTAGCAACTGCAGCTACTTTCATACCCATATCATATAGGTTTTTAGATAGTTTGATTCTTTCGCAATTCATATCTCTAACTGTACCACCCATAGAGATACCAAGAATCTGTGTTTGAACTGCACCAGATGCTGCTGTGGCGCATACGTCGTTGTTTATTGTTGTTACTGCAGGTGCCACTGCAGTAGGTGGTGGAGACTTTACAGTAGTCTCAGACTTGCTGTTGCTTGTGCTATTACTTGTCGATTCAGTTTGGATAACATCTGCGAGCGCAGGTGTCGATGTAACCATAACAAAAAGCACTCCAGCGAGTAACTTTTTGCTCATTTCTTCCTCTCTACTATTATTTGCCTAATGGCTCCTATTATTTAGGATTTTGCAAATCATCAACTTCTTTTTCTATTGTCTTTACGCCAATATTTGAAAGAGATTCATTAACTTTGCTTAGAAAAGACTTGGTTTTAGACTGAGGTTGGAGTTCTTCCTCAAGTAGTGGAGTGATTCTTCTTCCAGCAGAATCATATTCTATCTTCTTTTTTCTATCAAACAGCTGAGGTTCCCAATCTTTAGTATTTTCTTCTATTTCTATCTCTGGGATTTCAGTTTCTTCAGCTTCTTTAAAATGTTTTTCGTATATATCCTGTTTCTCTTTTGTTTTAATCTCATCATTAACACTCACAGAATCAAACACAGAAACACCATTTTGTTTGCTTATTACTTCTTTTTCTTTAGACTCATGTTTTAATTGCCAGTTAGCTGCAACTAAAAGTAAAACAGCAAGAGGATCAAATACAAAAACAATCATTAAGGTGACAATCCTAACAGCAGACTCTAGAAGAGACTGGTCAGGATTATCGCCATAAATTAATGCTGCAATGTATTTGATTGGACCAACTTCTGCCTCAATCTTTCTTAAGTCTTTCGCTATTGGGGCTTTTTCTTCGTTGAGTTTGCTGATCTCTTTTTGCGCTGATTCGATTTCTGAGAGGAGTCTTGTTCTGTCTCTGTTTTGACTTCTTCTGATTTGATTGGCTCGCTCGATTCCTTTTGCATCATCGGTTCTTGCGATGGTTTGATCAGCGATTTGATCCAGTTGACTAATTTGTTTACGAGCTGCATTTATATTCTCCTTTTGAATATTAATCTTCTCATCTATCAATGCTACTTTAGCAGCAACATCCCCAGTAGGAACTGCTTGATCTAAATGTGCCTTTGATAGAAACCCAAAAATACCCATTGATGTTAGCATCATCAGAGTAATCAATGCCACCAAAAAGTATGCCTTCATTAACTTTGGAATATCATTCCAAGTGCGGTATAACCATGATGCGACTACTAATTTAGATGCTTCTAGTAATCCACCCATGATCATAATTGGTATCGCAGACGCTGCAAAAATTGCAACTAAACCAGCAATAGCATACCATGCTGCTACAGCTGAAAGTGCAAGTGCGACTGCGAACAATAGATAGGTCATTTCTTAATGTGTGTCCTGTGTACTCTTACTTGAATCTGACCATTATACCACTGGTCTGGGTTTTCCAAAACTTCGTTAATAAATTGCTCTTTTGCTTCAAAATAAGAAGCACTACCTTTATTTAGGCAGAAGTGGATAATCTCTCTTCTGAAGTTCTCTTCACCAAATTCTGCAACATCTTTTTTAACTTCATCAGATGAAGACCAATATTCTCTCCAATCAGATTCGTATTTAACCTTTTTCTTTTTACCTTTTGTTGTTTTGGTTTTAGTAAACTCGGTGAGTTTCTTACCAATATATTTTCTTCCAGTTTTTAAGTTTGTTATGAGATATACAAACGCTTTGTACTTTGGATCAATCTCGTTGATTGGTTCATTATTATAATACCAAGTCATTCTTCATCATCTAAATCTTCCTCTTCATAGATATCAGCAGAACAGACTGGACAATAAACACAGTCTTCTTCTTTGTAATCTTCGCCTTTAAGGATGATTTTTCCTCTTGCCTCGCATTGTGTACACTCAAAATATTTAGTAGTCATTTTAGATCTTTACCGTCCTTGAATGTGGTATTGGGAACCAGTCTGAAGATATTGTATCAAAGAAAAATACCTGAGTCAGTCTTGGTTCTTTATTTCCATATAAGTTATTGACAACATGATATTGTGCTCCATCGTATGCAATTAATCTGTTATATATGTTACTAAATCTAACAGTTTCAACGAATTGGGAGTTATTCACTTCCATACAATCTTTATAATATTTACTCTTTTCTAGATTATAATTACCAAACATTTCTTGTTTGGCATCAAAGTTTCTTTCAGAAGAGTATAAACTTTTCTTCGAACAGATAGAAGTCCCACAGTCCATTTGTATATCTTTTGAGAGGTATACAACACCAGACAATGGTGAAAATCCATCATCATGCACCCACCCAGTTGAAACATTACCATACTGTTCTGGTTCTGTTAACTGAAAATATGTTTGTATTTTATATTGCAAATTAAATCTTTTTCTATCAAAAAATAATGATAAAACTTTTTGACAAAATTCTTTATGATAATCTGGATTAATTTCAGAAAGTTCTTTTGTTCTTTTTCCTGGCCAAACACCACCACGAACAGAACAATCTTCATAATCTAAAGATAAAGCAAATTGTCTCACATCATCTGGATTATTAAAAAAATTATCAACACATATCGAAGGAAAAAACATTACAAATCTTTCTGCATTAGTTTCATGTTAAGCACAAAATTTTCTACAATCAATTTTGTTATACTAGCCAACATTGTTAACTGGTCATTTGTGTTATATAATTCTAATACCTGAGATGCAATAATATTATATGCAGTATTCTCATCAATAGCAAGCATACCCCAATCAATAGGATCTTCGTTTTCTACTTCTTTGGCTAATGCTACCAATGTATCTACTGATATCATGCTGCTCTACCCCAAACATCATCCCATGAACCAGTAAGCGCACCTTTGGCATAATCAGTTACACGATTCTCGAAGAAGTTGCCATGCACTGGCGCATTAATCATTTCCTCAACCCATGGAAGTGGATTCTTCTTACGCTTGAAAATACCTTTCATCCCAAGACCAATCAAACGACGATCTGCGATATAGCGAATGTATTCTTTAACATCTTCTGCTTTCAAATCTCTCATATCGCCAGAAGCAAATGCTAGGTCAATAAACTTATCTTCAAGTTCAACCATCTTTTCAGCGATGGTATAAATCTTACTCTTAAGTTCATCATTCCATAATTCTGGATTCTCTTTGATGTATTCTTTGAATAGACGCATCATTGACTCAGCATGCATTGTTTCATCAACAATGGACCAAGTGACAATCTGCCCCATTCCCTTCATGAGACCATGACGAGGAAAATTAAGAAGCATGATGAAACTGCTAAACAACTGCATGCCTTCAGTAAAAGCAGAGAAGATGGCGATGTGCGTCGCAGTGCTCTCAAGAGTTCCGTTCTTTGAACTATGTTCGATAACATAATCGTGTTTATCCCTCATTTCCTGATATTCCAAAAACTGATTATAGGTAGATTCTGGAAGACCAAGCGTTTCGATTAAATGACTATATGCTGCAATGTGCAATGCTTCACGTGCAGCAAATCCAGACAGCATCATACGAATTTCTGGTTGTGGGAAATATGGAAGATAGTTCTTTACATAACCACCTGCTACGTCAATATCACCCTGCGTGAAGAAACGAAAGATGTTTGTCAGAAATTCTTTTTCTTCTTTACTTAGTTTCTTTTTCCAATCCTTTACATCTTCAGCCATTGGTACTTCAGTGTGCAACCAATGCGCTTGTTCATGTTTCAACCATGCTTCATATGCCCATGGATAATTAAATGGTTTGAAATAATTACGCTCGTCTGTCATTTTATTAGTTTTTTTAATCATTTCTATTCCTTTAACATTAATTTAAATGCTACTGTTATTCTTAATTCTTTACAATGTCTAGTTGGTTCAGAACCATAATGTGGTATGTTACTATTAAACATAATTGCTGTATTAGGAACTGGTACATAGTTGTGCACTTTATTATCTTTATATAATACAGTGTTTCCACCCCAACGGGCATCCCATACAGGATTCATGTATATTAAAAATGTTCTAGCCCCATCTCTTTGATCATCAATATGCATATCACCACACAATCCATAGGTCTGTCCATTTGCATATACATTGTTTAATTCAAACTGTTTTCCTGTAATTCTTTGTATCTCATTAAACATAAAAGATGTATAAAATGGTCTTTCCATTAAATCATAATACCAAAAACCAATATTATCTTTTTCTACACTAATACCCTTAAAACTCCAACCAGTGCCAGTTTTTAATATCATATATTCATCTTCAAAATGATTTCTTGGCATCACATTATCAAAAACTTCAAACATTATTATCCCTCACATGCTAAGCATACACCTTCATCAGACGCTAATGCTTTCATATCAATTTCTTTAATGACTTCACGCTCAATCTTCTTGGCAACTTTGTCTGCCTTTGCGATCTTATCAGAACGACAATAATACATAGTTTTCAATCCACTTTTCCACGCTTGAAAATGCACAGCATGAATGTACTTAATGTGTGAATCTGGACGGAAGAATACATTCAACGATTGCGCTTGGTCAATATATTCTTGCCTGTCTGCTGCGTGTTGGACCACCCAACGCTGGTCAATTTCCATAGATGTTTTGAACACATCTTTTGTCCAGTCGTCCATCCAATCGAGGTGCTGAACGCTTCCATCATTCGCAATAATACTACGCCACACTTCTTCATATTCACCAGCATTTGCTGCTCCAAATTCATTATCTTTACCTAGATGTTTTACAATAACTTTATCTAGATAACGATTCTTGTTTAGGTGAGAACCCGATAGAGTGTCTTGGCGATAAGCATTGGCACGATAAGGTTCAATGCTAGGACTAGTATTGCCCATGAGAATGGAAGAAGAAGCATTGGGAGCAATAGCCATAAGATGACTAAACCTATTCCCAGTGCCCACAGCATCAGGTGCTTCACCACGCTCAAGTCCAAGTTGTTTATTAGCCTCATCTAATTTACCTCTGATATGTGCAAAGATTTGTTTATTACGTCCGACTGCCATGGCAGATTCCCATGGTGTGTTTGTTTTTTGCAGGTAGGCATGCCAACCCAACGCACCGATGCCGATTGATCGTTCACGCATTGCGGAATATTTTGCTCGCTTAATTTCTTTTGGTGCATTATCAATAAAATACTGAAGAACATTGTCAAGCATTTCTGCAACATCACGAAGAAAAAGAGGATCTGCTTTCCATTCGTCATAGTATTCAAGATTTAATGAAGACAAGCAACATACTGCAGTACGCTTTTCATCTGTTGGTAAAATAATTTCAGAACAAAGATTAGATTGATGAACTTTTAATCCTTTGTCTTTTAACCATTGCGGTAAATGTTTGTTTGATGTATCAATGAAGTGCAAATATGGTTCACCTGTCATCATACGCATTTCAAGAATGCGCATCCACAATTCTTTTGCGGAAACAGTTTCACGAATTTCATTTGATGCAGGATCTATTAGATTCCATGAGTCATCAAAGTCAGAATCTTTCATTGATTCTTCAATAATATGCATAAATGAATCAGGAATATTAATTCCATGATGCATATTCAGGCAACGCATATTTTGGTCGCCTGTTGGTTTACGCATCTCTAAGAAATTGATAATATCTGGATGGCTGATATCGAGGTAAGCAGCATAAGAGCCACGACGAGTGCGACCTTGGCGGTATGCCAAAGAACTGGCGTCATAGATTTTGAGGTGAGGCATGACACCAGTAGATTTATCATCTGCAGAACGGATACCAAAGCCAATACCAACCCCACCACCAAGCATACTAAGCCAATTAGTTTCACTAAGATTATCAACTAGTCCCTCCGCTGTGTCTTCAATGTAGTTAAGAAAGCAAGAGATAGGCAATCCTCGTTTGCTTCTTCCAAACGAGAGAATAGGTGTTGAGTAACTAAGCCAGTGCTTGCTGGAATAATCATATAGTCTTTGTGCATGTTCTGGATTGCTACCAAATTTGCTGCTAACGAATGCGAATCTTTCTTGTGGAGATGTTTCTTCATCTTTCATGTAACTTTCTTTTAATCTTATTCTTCCTAACTCATCAAATAAATTATCACGAGTGTAATCGACCTTAATGCCATGCACGACACTTTCCATATATTGCTCCGTTTTTATTATTATTGATTTACGAATTCATTTGCCATCGGAAATACCGATGCAATAACTTTTGCGCACTCACGTGCTACTTCCATGTGTTCTAACTGTGTGCCATTTGCGCTACGCAATTCAATGAAGTGAACCCAACTGCGGAGTGTTCCATTCATATACAATCTTGATACAGTGTTGCCTTCTGGTAAGACAGCACGTGCTTGTTCTTTAGCGATTCCTTTAGAGATAGCCCACTCATATGCATTGCGTGCTTCATCAATAACACGTTTCTGCATTTGTTCCCAACCAGTAGCGATAAAACGATGTTCATCATTATCAAGATCTATCGCAACAGAGTTTTGTCTATTTTTAGTATCTTGAAGACGAGCATCACGAAACACGAAATCCAAATCTTTAGTTGGATCTGCATAACGCTGTGAGAATTCTTGGAATGAAAAAGAACGATGTCGTAGAATTTGACGAGCGATATCTCGAGTTGTTTCAATCTCGAGACAAGCACTCACCATTTCTAGTGGTGACCAGTGTTTGTGTTTAATAAGATAACGAATTAACTTCTCAGATGTTTCTGTGTTTAATTGGTTGGATGGGTTAGATACTCTGGCGCAAAATGCTATTAACTCCTGAACATCTACTAATCCCTCATCATACATCTCTTGTGAAGCATTACTATAACTAATCAATTTTACTTTCAAATCTTTCTCCAATTAATAAACTTCAACTTCGCTTCCATACCAGTATAGGTGTTTGTATTTATTAGTTCGATGATTTCATTGGAGGTCATTCCGCCATGTAAAATCATATCATTAATATCTTTTTGTGTAACTGTATCAGGATACATGCATACAGAGTAACCAAACTGAATATATTTTTCTAACTGCTTAACAATTTCTTTATTTCTTGGTTCATTATCTATCACAATAGTAGCATTCGTCAAAAGTTTACGAATGGTTGGAGTATCAAATGATGATCCAGATACTGCAATTGCATTTGGAAGAAACAAAGAGTCCAGTGGACCTTCTACCACATAGATTCGTTTACCATAATCAACTCTGTCAAGACCATAAATCTTTTCTTCTGTCTCATCAACCTTAATGGTATAATACTTAGGATCTTCATCTCCATATGCTCTACCCTGAAATGCAAAACACTTCCCTGCGGAAGTGAAGTATGGGATGATCATCCTTGGGTGCTCACCTTCAATTGGTTCAACAAACTTTGGCGTAACAGAGTTAGTAAACTTCTTAAACTTTGGAGCAAAGTAAAGAAGATGCCATTTGTCTCTTGGAATCTTACGCTTTAATACATACTTAACTGCTGGGTGAGAAACATCTAATTTATCAATTCTGTCTAAAGATGATAAGATGTCATCTTCAAGCAACTGCGGTGTTTCTTTTTCTGGAATTATTTTTGATACATCTTTGTGCGAGTTTTGTTTTACTGCGCCAGCTTTATATCGTTCAAGAACATACTCATCATACAATTGTGGATCAACATACTTGATAAGATTACCAATGTTAGTAGAATGACCACAGTTGTGGCACTTACAAAACAAATCAGTTTTTGTTCTGTAAATATATCCTCGTGCCTTCAACTTATTTTTAGATGAATCACCACAGACTGGACACGAATAGTTCCAGAGATAATCGTTCTTTTGTTTGAAATTTCGCAAGCGACTACCCAGTATTTGGGCATACTTTGCATCAATGTATAACATAATAACTCCAAATGTAGAGTATGTATTATACTCTACGTAACATTATAAAGCAAGTTTACTTTAGATATTTTGCAATTTCGTTGATGTGTCCTAGCAGATATCCTAATACTGCAGCACCACCAATTACATACCATTTCCACTTTTCAAGATTGCTAATTCTTGAATCCATCTTTTCCATATCTTCTACAACATCTTTTCTTATTTCTTCATGCTGTGCCTGAGAAATTTGTGAATTTGCATTCATCTTATGTTCGATACGAGTTTGCATATCGTCAATCTTGTCAACAATCTCACGATTACTTGTAGTAATGCGTGAGTGCAACTCCTTGATGTCGTGCTTTACCTCTGCCATATCTTCTCTGATAGTTTCTACTTGTGCTTCCAATTTAGCAATTCTCTCTGGTGTTTCCATTATTAGACCTAGTTATTTATTTTTTGAGTTGGTTCATAATACTCTTTGTACTTAATAATAATTGTACGTTGAGTATTGATAAAGTTTCTCAAATCAGCCATTGTTAATGCAAGTTGCTGATAACCATCATCTGTGATAGCAAACAGAACTAAGTTTTGACCCTTTGCTTCCATTTGCTTAAAAATTTCTTCTGCGTTATCTGGTGTAACAATAACCCATTGAATAGGTTTTGCTTTAAGTGGCTCTGGATCTGCTAAATCAAGACGTGTTTTGTCAACAGGTTTTGTGACAACCTCAATCGGTTTGGTTTTTGTACCAAACAAATCAAAACTCGCACATCCAGAAAGATTACTGACCAGCAGTAGGCTTGTAATTAGGATTAGCGAGCGATGTACATTCTTTGTTGATTTCACTTGGGAGTTTAGCATTTTTCTCAGCATCAGTTAAAGGCGCACCACTTGCTATTTCTAAACAGCGCATGGCATTTACAGTTCCACGATTTACTGCAGTTTCAAGAGACTTTGGTTTTGCTGCAGCAGCTTTACCGAAATCTCGTTTTGATCCATCTTTCGATGTTGTAAATCTGTCTTTCAAATTATCTAAATCTTTGTTTTGTAATTTAATAGTAGTATTTAATTCGTTATTGATGTCTTTTATTTTTTGTTGATCTGCTTGAATTTGTTTGATTGTTTCTTGCTGCTGTTGAACTGCTTCAGTCATCTTGCGAGTATTTTCTTGGCTCACTGCCAAGTCAGCACGTAATCCAGTTACGTACCATAAACCACCAGCAATCACAATAGTGATTACTAGTGCTACTATTGCTTTGATAATCGTGCCAATTGGTAAAGGAAACATCGATTTCTTAGGTGGTTTTAATTTCAGTCGCATTAATAAGTTTTCTTCTCGCCATCAACTGATATTTTTTAATATTATTCTTATCGATTTTTGGTTGATCTGTAGAAACAGCAACACCAGTAGCATTTGCTGGTGCTTCTTCTTCTAAAAATCTCTTAACGATAATTTCTTCTTCCACTAGTGTTACATTATTTTTTAACACTTCCATAATTTTTGTGTAGCGTTCTTCCATAAGAGAAGTAGTTCTACTGCCATTCTCATAGTATTCTTTAACCAAGAACAACGCTGCAATTAAACTTTTTAATTTGCTTTCGCCACCAGGAAGTTTATTAATAATTTTCTTCATGTTGAAGACGAGACGATGCAAATACGAATACGCATCCTTCTCTTCTGATGTTTTAAGAGAAGATGCTTTTTTTAAATTCTTGCCAGTCTTGTCGATAATACCTAATTTGTATGCGGTTGTATCTTCAAATGAAGTTACAAGCATTGACAATATTTTGTATGCAACAAGATTGTCTACTATTCGGCTCATTAAATCTTCCTTAGTGTTGCGATAATTTTTTCATCTAAAGAAACATCAGATAGAACAATACCATATTCTGGTAGAGTTTCTGGCATTCTGTTTAGATAAACAAGAAACGTAACGAGAGCATCCCAGTTAGATTCTTCAATTTTATAGAATAACATCTTAGTAGTAGCATCACCAAATATATTGTAAAGGACAATTATATGATTGAGTATTAATCTTTCTCTCAATTCTCCATTGTTCTTATATCTGGATAATAATTTTTTAAGATATAAGAACTTCTTCATGTCCTCTTCAAACTCGGCTAAACTATGACACTGCGGATTGTCATAATGATGCATCGCATAAAGAAGAAAATTACTCTCGTTTAATTTCTCACTAATCATACTATCTCACGTAATTGAGGGGAGCCAATCTCCCCTCGAATAATTATTTATTAGGCATCAGCACCAATTGTAGTATCATCAGTATTATCGTCGCCAGTCATAGAACCCATAGCAACTAGAACTTCAGTCTTGTTACGAGTACTACCTTGTGCATCAGTGTATGTGCTAGTAGTAACCCAACCTGCGTGAGCAACACCCTTTGCTTTATTTGCAGCAATCGCTGCTTCTGCTGCAGAGATACCTTCAACAGCTGCTTTACCAGCAGTGTTTA